GGTTATCGGATCTACCAGGCAACCCATCGATGTCGAACTCCCCGGCGACACTCGCCCCTACGAAGAAAGTGATGTGAAGGCTAAAGAATTCTTTCAGTACAAGCTAGTAAAAGAGCGTGTCGTCCCGACCGTCGCTGAGTTAGAAAAGGCGAAAATTAAATTACAGTAATTATAATGATCAATGTTTCTGAAATAGTAAACATTGAATCAAGTAGAAAGAAGAACAAGAAGGAACTGTACAAGAAAATTTACGAACAATTTTCTAGAAAAATACGCCACACCGTTGAACTGGGGGGTAAATGTGTATTTCTTCGTGTACCATCTGTAGTGTTTGGATTCCCAACGTTTGATCGTTCTCATGCATGTACATATCTAAAGAGACAACTCGAACTCGGTGGTTTCAGGGTACAGGTGCTATCCCAAATTGATCTATGTGTAACATGGTCTTCTCAACAGAGGGATAAAATACCAGAGACTCCGAGTGATGATGGTGATCTACCTTCCTTCATCAATCTCAAAAAGATGGCTAATAAATATAGAAGTGGTGCGTAGTAGTTTTGATAATTTTTGTATCCTCCTTTAGTATAACATGTCTGAACCACTTGGAATTCTAGTTGAAGCCAAGAAGGAATACCTTGGACAGCTTTCTCATGTCATGTGTCCTCCCATCATTGAAGTATTCGCCGAAATGTATGAAGAGGCTAACAAGCTCTCCAAGGGTCGCAAGGTTTTGATCATGTTCCAGAAACTACTCAAGGAAGTTCCAAACTGGAGTAACGCGATGTCGAAGCGTCACAGTGATAACATCACGTCCCGTTGTGCATGGTTCGGGGATCTTTTGGCTGCGGTATTCGTCAGTTGTGTCAAGATTCTCTCATCTGTGCGTCTCAGGGCAGAGAACAAAAAGATTTCCTTGAAGGTTCCCACCAACGAAGTCTTCATTCAGACGTGCTACGATAATGTCGCGAAAGAATTGTACAGAGACCCCTACATCTATCATGAAGAACAGTCTGAACACATCCGCGACGAAAAACTCTACAACCGAATCACCATCTGCATCGAAAACACTGTCAAGGAGTTGATTCCCGTTCAACAGATTCTTCAGACGTACATGTCTCAGACTGATCGTAACATCAGCATCGATGACGATGAGCAACTTGCCGACACCGAAGACCCCGATGTGTATGACGAACCCCCGATGGAGCCCGATCCCGAGCCGGAGCCGGAGCCGGAGCCCGAGCCTATCGTCGAGACCCAACCAGAGGCACCCCCACCCTTCGATCCAACGACCGAACCCAGCGGTCTTGCCAACGAATTCAAGACGATTCACAGTGTCCAGTCTCCAGACCCTGAACCGGAACCAACAGGCGAAGATGACGTCTTCTTCAATGATGCTGCCGATGAGAGAACAAAAAAAGTTGGGTATAATTAAATGGAACTCTCAGACTATCTTCGCGACCCAATGTGGGCCGGTCTCATCGCGGCCGCGATCACGGCTGGCTACATTCATGCCAAGGCTCGAATCAACAACGAAGGAAAACTCCCCAATAGCAGCTATGTCAAGCCCGCTGTGCTCAATGCCATTCTCGTGTACTTTATCGTCGCGAATGGTTTAGCACAGAGGGAAGTCATATCGAGTGAGCCCTTCTAAACTTAAAGATTAAACCACACAAGTTACTATAAATATGGCTTCCGTATCGGCATTCAATGATATGATGGGTCAATTTCTTGTGGAATTGCATAAGACCTTCCCCAACGAGAAGGGTATCAAGAAGTTCATGACTTCCTTCGATCTTCTAAAGTCTACGAACCCTCGCAAGTGTGTCGAGGCCTACATGGGTGGTGTAGGTGCGTACGCCCAGAAGATTACCCAGAAGGATGAGACGTTCTTCACCGAGGACATCAAGGGTATTGAGTTTCTCCAGGATCTCAACATCGAGGAGTACTGGAAGGATAAGATGTCTGATGCTACGAAGGGTGCCGTGTGGCAGTACCTTCAAACGCTTTACATGCTCGGAACGACCATCACTGCAATCCCCCAAGAGACGTTATCCGTCATCGAGTCCGTCGCCAAGGACTGTGCCGATAAGATGCAATCCGGTGACGGTCAGATTGATGAGAAGGCTCTCATGAGCATGTTTAGCAGCATGATGAAAAAATAAACTCACCCTATATAAATGAAGGTCTGGTTTGACAACCCACAAGAACTCATTAATCGCGAAAAGGTTCTGCAGTTCTGGCCCACCAACAAGCAGACAGCGGCAGAACGTGTGAACGCTGCTTCACGTTTTATCATCTACGCTGCGTGCTTTATCTATTTGATTCGTCGAGATCCTCGGATCTTCGTTTTAGCCGCGACGGTACTGGGTGTGCTGTATGTCATGTACAACTCTGACATGGTCAAGGAAGGGTCTGCTCGCCCCACGATGGTCACCGACGATGCTGACCCCAACTGTCAGTTGCCCACGGATGACAATCCCATGGGTAACATGTTATTGTCGGATTTCGTGGATCGCCCAGATCGTCCTTCGGCCTGTTATCATTCCTCTGTTAGAAACGGTATCAGTGATTCTCTTGAGAGGCGTACCAAGTACGCCCCGGGTCGTTCCAGGACAGCTCTTCCCGAGTATCAAGCTAATGCGTTGGCCAGGCAATTCGTTTCGAATCCCGTGACGACTGCGGCGGGTGATCAAACCGGATTTGCGGAGTGGTGCTACGGTAAAAAGATGGCACCCATGTGCAAGACGGATGGAACTTTCTGTAGCCCCAATGCCCGTGGTGTTCAGCTCGAAGCTTTCGGGGGTCTGGATCCCAGTGGTAAGCGAACGGGTATGCACAGGGGTTCCGGTTTGAGGGCCGGTCATTCAGCTTAATTTTCTCACGTAATAATAAATGGCGTATCAACTCCAACCAGGACTGAACATCGTCAATGGTGGTGGTGTTCCCACTAACAAGGCGACTGATGATGTTTTCGTGTACCCACAACCCAGTGCCCTTAATTACTGCTGTCGTCCTTCGACGATGGTGTTCGGGACTGCTCCCTATATGGCGGGCAAGGGTTCCCCAGCTCAACACATCGAGGTGAGTGACCAACTTCGTCCCCAAGCGACGACTCGTTTCAACAAGGTTGTCGTCAAGCCCCATGAAAGTGGGTTCTTCCCTCTCAATGATGTAGCATGCAAGGTGCCTCTTCGTACCCGTACCTATGAGCCACTCAGCACACGTGCCCACATCCAGAACAGTATGTTTAACCAGAGATATTTACCCCAATAAAAATATTATCATCAAGTAAGAATGGCAGACCCCGTGTCCGTATTGGCTGTCGCCGGTCTCATTTATGCCGGTCGTAAACTGAGTGAAGTTCCAGAGCAACCCAAAAAGGTTGTGGAGAAGGAGCCAGAATTGTATGATACCGAATATGAAGAAATCGAATTCTCTGATCCATTCACTGATCGTAAATCCGAAGTCGATTCCTTCTCGGTTATCGCTCCACAAAATAGGACCGGTGGTCAAGAACTTCTCGACATGCGTGGTCGTCTCTATGATCAGGGTCGGATGAACAATCTTTCCCCAGTCGAAAAGAAGTTGGTCGGCCCAGGTCTCGGTGTCGGTGCCGACGTCGAGTCGGCTGGTGGCTACCAACAGGTTTTCCGAGTGAATCCTATTAACACCGGTGCGTACCGCCTCACTACGTTACCAGGTAGATCCGGTCCCGCCGTCGACACGAAGGGTGGTCGCCGTGCAGAGATTGGTATGGTGAGCTACAATCATCCAGAGAAGACTGCGTACCTTCCCGAGCGTCGCCCCCCGACCCTCGGTCGTGCCCAGGGTATGAATGGTGTTGTCCCTCGGGCTTCGCATCAGAAGGCGATGCGAACGACCAATCGTTCTCAGACTGGTCACCGGGCGGATGGTCTCGACAAGACACCGGGTCGTCGTTTCATTCCGGGGCAGACACTGCCCCAGAACCCCACTCGTAACAAGGAGGACATCCACGATGCTCAGTTTATGCATGTGAACAACCCTTCACCGGGTATCACAAACTTCTATGGTGGCTACATGGTTTCGCCGGCGGTTCGCATGGGTGTTGAAGGAACCAATGGTCACGCTGGGTACAGTGTCGACCAGCAATTCGCCTTCGGTATTCGACCCGACGAACGTCGTGCCAAGCCTAACCGTATGGGTAACCCAGGCCGCATGAACGTCCGTGAGAAGCCTGTCAACCAGCACGGTGCCTTGACGACGATTCGTCACGATAAGACTCGGATCGACGGACGCACTGGTGCCGCGAACGGTGGGTGG